ATTTTCATTGCAGATAAGGATAAACTTTTGGGATAATCTAATTCCAATGCAGAGTCATGACTATTAATATTAGCAAACCACTTATAACACCTCCACAACCGTTCTTCACTCCCATTTTTGTCATGATCATAAGTCAAAAAAGCCCCAGAGTAGGACCCTTTTGACAAAAGAGATTGTTGTGATCGTGATATAAATAATTGAGAAATATCGCACATTGGATAACTTTGCATCTTGTGCAAATTCACAAAGACCAAGTCACTCTCATTACCACACCGATTATATTGTATAACATTGTCCGTTAACTTAAAAGTTGTTCCACAAAAATCAACAAGATGTTTAAAAGGAAAAGAAATGATTTTGTTATTTTCTTCTTGAGAAAGATACAAAACCTCATCAGCAGACACACCAGCGGCAAACATCATAACTAAAAAATGATATGGCATAATAAAAATTTTACCTTTCACGAAAGTTACATTTCCAGACAAATTATGCACATTCAATCTAAATGAATTTTTCCTAACTTTACCAGATACTATTTCATGAGCATTGGGATCAGAACAGCCCTCAACTTCAGCACGAGTAATCAATTCCATAGCACTATTCATTAATTTTTGTCGTGAAAATTGAACATTTGCTCGAGGAAGAACAGAAATTTGACTAGAACCAGAATGGGCAAGTTCAACTTTATTATTTTGAACACGAGGAACTACATTATTACCTGAATGAGCCATTTCAACTTCATCATCACTATCATCTTTCAAGAATGAATAGGCAACAGCTCCAACAGCAACAGCAGAACCAAACAATGTTAATAAACTTATTATGGGATTCTCCACTATCAAACGTTTACAAGCTTCACTAAACCTATTCAAATAATCAGTACAAACAGCTAAAGACTCTTCAAACATCTTCTTATATTTGCTAATTGGTTGATTATGTTGAACATACCTCTGCCACATAGCCCATGATTCATCAGACTGAGCAAACCATTCTCTGACTTCCATAGGGTCTTTACCTTCTTCTTTCAACTCCATCACTTTTGTGCGAACAAAATCGATGGAATCAATACAATCTTCAAAAACTTCAGGTTCAACAACTTTCTTCGGAGAAAGTAAATCTGAAAATTTCATTTGGGCTTCAGCAGTTTCTTCCCAATCAGTAGCCATACGATTATTCAAAAAATCCATATGGTTTGCAAAGGAACTTTTCTTAAGTCGCCATTCACGAACCAACCTAGATCTCAAAACATCATACGAAATAGTTTCACCAACATCAACAAAAGAGCCTCTATAATTGACTTGTTTTTGAAAAAT